TTAACACGCTGCCCTTTCACGGCAGAGGCACGGGTTCAAGTCCCGTACCGAATACAACATAGCGGGGTGGAGGAGATGGTTTCACTCGCTGGGCTCATAACCCAGAGACCGCCAGTTCGAGTCTGGCCCCCGCTACGCAAAAAACATTGAACCGAGTTTCCTTGCCGCAAGGTGGGTTTTACAAGTTCAAATAGTCGGGTGGCGGAATGGTAGACGCTATTATATTTTATGTCAGACACACCGAAACAAAGCGGACGGCGACAGACAGGAGAGTTAACTCCCAAATAAACCATAAAATATAATTTGGAGAACGAAAGTTTATTACAGGTTCGAATCCTGTCCTGACTGCTACCTTAATACCGATTCGAGTTTGACAGTTAAGAGGGACCTTGCTCCTTAAGTGGAAAAAATGTCTTTAAATAACCCTCCACGCTAGGTGGTATCGGTGACCTAGCATTTCGGCCTCTTAACTCAGCGGTAGAGTGCTGCCCTCATAAGGCAAGAGTCGTAGGTTCAAATCCTGCAGGGGCCACCTCCACCGTTACATGTTAACGGAACCCCATAGTGATACGGTTGCTATGGAATGCCTCCCTGCGTTGAGATAACGTAGGTCCAAGAACCATCAGGCATACCGTTAGATCTGCTCACTCAGATGGTCTTTTCAGTTATTGGGAAGTTGGGAAGATTTATAGGTGTAAACGCGTTACCTCTATAAACACCCATATAACCACTAACACCCCCTAGTAAGACTATCTGATCAATAGACACTGCTAGGGTTTTTTAACTTTGGCCCGGTAGCTCAGCTGGATAGAGCAACGCCCTTCTAAGGCGAAGGTCACAGGTTCGAATCCTGTCTGGGTCACTAACTAAAATAAAATAAAAATGATTGAATTTATTGCAGGCATGTTATGTCTAGGAATGGCTATTATGATGTTACTCACAGCCAGATTATTAAACCGAATTTCCAATTTGGAAGAACAAATTACTGATTTGAACTCAGCTATTGCTAATGTGTATCGAGATGTGGATATGGTTGAACATACCATTATGAATCGAATTGATAATGTCGATCAAATCCATACCCGAGTAGAAGATGAACTCAAGCAGATCATAACGGGTTCAATGAAAAGTTCAAATAAAAGATTGTTAAAAGGGTAGGCTTTTACCTACCTTTTTTGTATATTTATCCTAAAACAAGGAATATGAAAAAGGATGAATTAATAACTATCCTAACAGTACTAGGTATTTTTACTGCTATGGGGATAGTTGCTTTTTTATTAAGCTAAAACAAAACAAATGTTTACAATATGTATAATCGCAGGGTAACGGCTGTAATGCAAGATATTTAAACAAAACCTCAATGGAGAGTAGAGTCCGTTACCTCGAAATCCGTTGAGGTTCTTTTTTCAAATGAAAAAAATAGGAATATATAAAATTACAAACCCCTCCGGAAAAATATATATTGGACAAAGTATCGATATAGAAAAAAGGAAATCTATTTATAGTAAACTCCACTGCAAAACCCAAACACAATTATATAATAGTTTAAATAAACATGGGTGGGCAAATCATATTTTTGAAACCATAGAATTTTGTGAGGAATCCAAATTGTTAGAGAGAGAAATATTTTGGAAACAATATTATTTATCCTTAGTAGATAATAATATAGCTGAAGTTCTTTTTCATCAAATAAATGATGGTAAAGGGGGTAGTAGAAGTGATCAAACCAAAAAGAAAATAGGAATATCCAACACCAAACCCAAACCTAAAGGGTTTGGAGATAAAATGAGTAAAATCCATAAAGGTAGAAAGAGAAGTGATCAAACCAAAATAAACATGAGCGAAGCTCATAAAGGATTTAAACATAATAAAGAAACCAAACAAAATATGAGTAAAACTCATAAAGGAAGAATTATTCTTTGGAACACTAATCCAAAAAAACCTATTATCCAATATGATTTAAAAAATAATTTTATAAAAGAGTGGGGAAGTGCCACAGAAGCAGCTAACTCACTTAATAAACCCTCTTCATCTATTTCAGAATGTTGCTTAGGAAAAAGAAAAAGTGCTTACAAATACATTTGGAGATTCAAAAAATAGTTTGTATATTAAAAAATAAATTAAAATTATGTTCAAAATAACCCTAATCTCAGATACACATACAAAACACAACCAACTCAATGGTGATTTACCAGGTGGTGATTTGTTGATTCATGCCGGTGACTTTATGAATTCGGGTTACAACCCAATGGAGGCAATGGAGTTTTTCAATTGGTTTGATAAAATATCCATATACGATACAAAAGTACTAATTGCCGGTAACCATGATCGATGGATGCAAAATGAACCGGAAGAGGCACAAGGTATCTTAACTGGATATAAAACAATCGAGTATCTACAAGATGAAGAAATGGTATTGTATTTTGATGGGCCAAATGGAGATCATCCGGAAGACAATATTCGCATCTATGGTTCACCTTGGCAACCGGAATTTTACAATTGGGCATTTAATTTGCCTCGCAATGGAGAAGCATTGAAAGCAAAATGGGATGCTATTCCATCTAACACAGACATTCTAGTAACACATGGTCCAGCTCAAACATATTTGGATACATCAGGTGCTCCATACCATACACCTTTACTTGGATGTGAATTGCTAAAAGAGCGAATTGAATTGATCAAACCAAAAATTCACGTGTGTGGTCATATTCATGGAGGTTATGGATACTATTACAATGGTCATACCCATTTTTTCAATGCTTCAATTTTGAATGAACAATACAGTTATGCAAACAAACCATTCCATTTTGAATGGGATTCAACAACAAATGAAATAACTTGGCTATGAAACAAACAGTAATGCTTCGTATACTAGGAGAAGATACCTATAAAAAAGTAGTTGAAATTGATATCAGTAAATTTAAATTAAAGTATCGATTACGTAAAGATGTAATTGGTGTGTTAGATGGTATTGATGTAGCAATGTGTGTAGAAGATTATGAGACCGCTTTAAACGAACAACGCAAACAAGCACTTGTTGAAATGATGAGATCAGATGAAGAATTAGGTTTATATAATATAGAAGAACAATGATAGGAGGAGTACAACCAAAAGCATTAGTTTCACTGAATGAAAACGGGGAACTTGAAATGGATGCCCAACAAGCTGAATTGATGGGTTTAGTTGACAATGAATTTAACTGGAGATTAGTTAGAGAAGGAGATGGATTGAACAAAAAATCTAAAGGTATCATTTGGATGGAATGGAACGAAGATGGTACATTCAAAGAAAAACATGACGATATTGCAGTTGGACGTTCATTACTTATGTCTCCATTCAACCATTTTTATACATGGCAAACAACAGTAGTTACAAGAATCCTTGCCTCCGAGGCTGATTCTTCGTATATTAAATTTAAGACAAAAAACAGTACATATGAATTATTCAAAATATAGTAAAGTATTACATTTATTAGCAGGTATTACCCTTGGATATTTAATGTTTGGTTGTAAAGCACCTAAACCAAGTTGTGAAGCCTATTCATATGTAGAAGGATACAAATATTGCATTGAGGGAAGAAAAGTAGTTGAAGGCGACACAGTTGAAGCTATTGCATTTACAGATAGCTATTCAATGGCTTGTGACAGCATCTACTACTACAATTCCGATTCATCCATTCAATCGCTCCTAGAGCCATACAACGTATATGAGAATTAATCACGAAAGTAAAGGTAGACCAGCTGAAAAGAAGCTAGTAACGGTAGTTGTTTACAAAAAACCTACAGGCAAAAAATACTACTTGATGACTACTGAGTCAGAAATAGATGAAGTGCTTAGCAATTCAAAACGTAAACCACTCATTCCAAACAACTATGAAATAGTGGATATGGGAATTGGAGAATCGTTTATTGAGTCATTTAAAAAACAATACGGCATTAAATGAATTCAGTAGTAGAATGGTTGATTGAGCAATTATTTTGGTCAGAACAAATGGAAAGAATTGAAAGGGTAGTTCAACAAGCCAAAGAAATGGAGTTAGATAAACTCAAAGAAGCATATAGTATGGGTAGAATGAATAAGTCTATCAAGGAATTCAACGAAACCTTTAATCAACAATAAGATGGAACAAACATCAGTAGAATTACTAATAGCAAGTATAGTCCACGATGAGAGAACCAAATGGATGGTGGATGATTATGAGTGGAAAGCAATCTTAAAACAAGCCATGTTAGAGGAAAATCAAGGACGAATCGATGCTTTTGATGATGGTTACCAGCAAGGAGTAGAGTCAATGGTTTGTACCATTCAAGACAAAGAATGGGATGGTGTGGATGACGGTAGAGAATATGTCAAGGTCAAAGATTGGAGTGCAATGCGTACAAGAAACATTTAATCAACAATGAGCTTCTACAAACACAACGACAAATACTACATTATCCACCGTCAAATCAAAATAGATGATTTCACAGATAAAGAAGGTAAAGTCAACTTAGACTTGGTTAAGGAAGGAAGAGATAGTATATTTAAAGTAGATCATGTATTACGAAATGAAACCCATTTTCTATTCGCTGAAACAATCCAGGATGCTGAAATCATTGAAGAAATGGTGGAGGAAGCACATAGCGAGTGATTGCCCTGAACATTTAAACGATATATTTTAATATGAGCAAAACCAAAATAAATCAAGAAGAAAGTACATTTCATAAAGCAGATACGATTGATGGTCAATGGCTCTCACCAGTCAAAGCCGAAAGAGAATGGCAAGAACAAAAATTGCTTGAGATATTTGGACATGAAAACGCAGGTCCAAGATGGCAATACATGAATGGATTAATTGACATTGCATTGGAGTATATTGAACTAACTAAGGAAACCGATGAAAACTAAACTATTAAAAAAGCTACGTAAACGATTTTCCTGGAAATGTGTGCAGAAAGATTGTGGAGGTTTCATGAGAGATGAATGGGTATTGCTTTATATTGATCAAAGTATTATTACATTCCATTCAAGCTCTGAGCAAGTATTATACAGCATGTTAACATGCAATGCACCAGAGTATAGAGAATTTAATTATTGGAATAGACTTCTTGATACTCATATGAGTAAAATAGCTAGACGAGAATTTAATAAAATGGGCAGTATATCAACAGGGAGACAGGCTCCGCCTCCCCCACCATTTGATAGAAAAGGACAGAAGATATAATAAATTTGGCTCCCTAAAAGAGCTTTCGTATATTGAAAGGGTTATGGAAAAAGAATTAATTTTACTTAGAGGATTACCAGGCAGTGGAAAGTCAACATTAGCTAAATCGCTGTCAAATGCTTTGACTGGACATGTTGAAGCAGACATGTATTTTATGCTTAATGGGAGCTATGAATTTGATCCTTCAGCATTGGGTAGAGCCCATAAATGGTGTCAAAATCAAGTTGAGCAATGGATGGGACCACATGGATTAGATAAAATTATCGTATCAAACACTTTCACCATGGAGTGGGAAATGGAAGCCTATTACAAATTAGCAGAACAATATGGTTATCGAGTACACTCACTTGTAGTTGAAAATAGACATATGGGTGTTAATCAACATGGAGTCCCAGCAGACAAATTAGAACAAATGAAAAACCGATTTGAAATAAAGTTATGAAAGATTTAATTGAAGCGCTAACCATATTAGCAAAATATATGGATCCTGAAGAAAAATGGCCAACACATTGCGAACATGATGTTCTCTATGTTTGCAATATTGAACCAGAAGATGTATCCGAAGAGGACATTAAAAGATTAGATGAACTTGGTTTTATTCCTGATGAAGACGAAGGTGGATTTCTGTCATATAGATTCGGTTCTTGTTAAAAATGAATTATGATAAAATATATTCAACGTTTTTTCTTTTCATTCACCAAAGAAGGTATTGAACAACAAAGGGTTCAAATGCTACAGCAGAAATGTAAACATGAAAGATGGAACCATGACACTCAAATCAGAACGATAGAATGTAAAACCTGTGGTTTACGAGCATGGGTTGATGATTATAAAAATCTATATTAAAATAAAATTATGAAAGTAGTAGAAATATCAGAAGGATTAGTGTTTGATGATGGAACACAATTATATTCAAACCATATGAGTGATTGTTGTGAGCACCACTACTTAGATTTTGAACATATCAGTCTAAGTGATTTTGAAGGATTAGAATTTGATTTATCAAACGATAATTTCTTTGAAAGAGTTCCTGATTATGGGATTCGCTTAATCCCAACAAATGGACACCCAATCTCTATCCCAGGTTATGGATACAACAATGGTTATTATAGTGACAACCTTGACTTAGTAATATCCTCCCCAGGCAAGAGTGATAAAATATATGATGTTACAGAATGTCAAGTAGTAGAAGGATAAAAATATAAAAAATGGAAAATCAAAATAGTGTATGTTACGTAGGTAAAGTAACAGAAATTAAAGCAATTGAAGGTGCCGACAACATTGAATTAGCAGTTGTTGGTGGTTGGAATGCTATTACCAAAAAAGGAGAATATAAAGTAGGTGACTTAGTTGTTATTGCAACTACCGACGCAGTAATTCCTCAAGAGTTATCCGATACAATGGGTGTAACTAGTTATTTACGCAAAGGTCAACGTGTAAGAACAGTGAAGTTGCGTGGAGTATATTCTGAGTGTTTAATCATTCCTATTGGTTTTATTCCTGACAAATATCGCTATGAAGGAGCTGATTGTATGGAATTGATGAACATTTTCAAATATGAACCACCTGCAGTACAAGTCCAATTAGCTTCAGGTCGTAAAATCAAATACCATCAAAATCCAAACTTTGGAGTGTATTACAAGTTCCCTAACTTGAAAAACGTAGCTGGTTTGTTTACCGAAGAAGATTTAGTTGAAATCACTAGAAAAATCCATGGTACAAATGCTCGTTACGGTATTGTGAAAAAACGTAAGTTATCCATTTGGGATAAAGTAAAACGTTTCTTTGGTAATGAATGGGCCGGATATGAATATGTTTATGGTTCACACAACGTAGAGAAAGGATCTGATTCACAAGGGTTCTACGATACTGATGTTTGGAGAACTGTTGCTGAGAAACTTAACATTAAGGATAAACTTTGGGAATTTGTAAAACAGCATGGTACTGCAATAATTGGTGAAGGTTTCATCATTTATGGAGAAATCTATGGAGCAGGAATTCAAAAGAACTATGACTATGGTTTAAAAGATATTGAATTTGCTGGTTTTGATGTGGTTATTGATGGATGTTATGAAAATGTATTTTATACGGAACATGTATTTAACATATTAGGTTTACCTCATGTTCCAATTTTATATATTGGTGCATGGTCACAAGAAATTCAAGACAAGTTTGTATTCAATAATTTCATTGAACTTAACGAATTAACCTTCCCAAATTTCAGCGTTGTTAAAACAACTAATGTACCACATGAAGGGATTGTAATCAAAAATGTAAGTGGAGAACGAAACAAAATAGCTAAAGTAATCAATCCAGATTATTTGATCTATGGAGAAAAACATAACGTAGGAGATAGTCACTAAAAATTTGGAGGAGCGAAAGCTCCTTCATATATTTCAATTAAAATAAAAGTTATGGAAAAAGAGTTATATGATTTGAAAATCGATGAAATCCTTTCACAATGTAAGAATGGATATAAACGATTTGATAGTTCACCTTTATTTCGATCAGCAGTAATAATGTTAGCCAAAGGAAAAAATCCAATAACATTGATTGATATATTGATTGAAATCCAAGATGAACTAGGAGAACAATATGCTGAATATGTTCAAAGAAATCCACCACAAATGTTGATGTATCCTAATGCTGATAAAATATGAAACAAGAAAATTGTACGTTTTGTGAAGGAACAGGACAAATAGTTTCATCTACTACAATTAGTGGATTTAAAACTTGTGATTGCATTAATATTCCACAAGAAGAACCTAAACAAGATTCAGTATTTTATCAATTAGAAGTTGGTAAAGAGTATAAACAAGAAGTATTTGAATTGGGAGAAGAAATCCTTGATGCTGCTCATGAATGGGTATTTGAAACCAACGGTCATAACTGGTCAAACAATGATGATACAGTAGGTGATAATTACGGATCATTTATAGCAGGTGCTGAATGGCAAGCTAAAACAATGTATAGTAAAGAAGCAGTAGAGGAAATGTTTTCTACATTGAAACGAAATTCAGTAGACAATATAGCTACAATCCACAACATAGATTTATTTATTGAAAGTTGGACCAGAGAATTTAAAAAATAGAACAATGAAAGCAATACTAATTAAGAAAGTATTTAGCGGGGATGAATATCAGTACACTCTTTATCTTGATGGTGAGGTAGGTATTTACGCAAAAAGCGGTGCAGGTCATGGTTGGTTTAAACTATCCAAACAAAACTGTGATGAGATATTTGGAGTAGTTGATGTTGAGAAGTTGGCTGGGCAAGAAGTATTCCAAGAGTATTATGATTGGGGAGGAGAGGTTTTTAGTGAAGATTATTTAATCAGCAAAAGACTTCACTTTATAGAAGGCTTTAACAAAGCAATGGAGTTGAATAAAGACAAGCAGTTTACTTTGGGAGATATGAAAAGAGTCTTTAATTGTGGTAGAGATTTGGAATCAATAGACAGATTTGAAGATTGGAGGACATTCACACATTTTATTAATTCCTTAGAGCCAACAGAAATTGAAGTTGAAATTGAGATGGAAACTTGTTCAATGAATCCACTTGATTTGGATTGTGATGAAATAATTGAAAAACCAAAACTTGACTCAGAAGGATGTTTAATTTTAAAAAAAATAGAACAATGAAAGAATTACTAGAAAAAATCCAGTTGTGGTGGAAATTTGAAGGCAAATACTACCACAGAGACTTCACCACCGGGGTCAAAAACCTATGGAACTGGTTTCCAACTATTTGGAAAGACAGAGATTGGGATCAAACATTTATCTATGAGGTACTAATCCATAAATTGGAAAAACAAGCCAAATATATTGGAGAAAGAGAATGGCATACCAGAGCAAAACGTGATGCTGAATTAATGTTGTTATGTGCTCGTTTGGCTCGTATCCAACAAGAAGATCTATACATGATGGAATATATGGAATATCTAGACCAGGATTTTGAGTTTGTCCCAACAGATGAAACCAAAAAATATTTCACAATGGAATCAACCGTTACACGAGATGATTTAATTGATTATTTGTACAAATATAGACGCCAACATAAATTGATTGATAAAACAGGTAAAGACAATCACCGAATTGCAATAGAAATCGCCCGAAACAATCAAGAACGTTCTCGTAAATTGCTATTTAAGATAATGGAAGAGAATATTGATTCTTGGTGGGATTGATAAAAAAATAGATTATGATGGGATTATATGAAATGATAGATTTAGCAATGGCTAACGAGTTAGGAGTTGATATAGAAACCTATATTGATGTGATTGAAAATAAATGTACATTGGAAGAAGCAGATGCTATCATTGATATCATTTGGAAGCAAGGCGACATTGAAGAAGCTAAACAATTATTTAATCAAGCAAAAAACAAAGAACAATGATCAGCTTAAGCTTATACACATACGACCAAATAAGAAGGATGAAAAATGAAGTCTTTGAACGTGGTGAAAAGTATGGAAGAGAAACAGCAATTGATGACTTACGAGATGCTCAAAAATACAACTGCACAAACCTTACCGAGGAAGAAAAAGACACTGTAATGAAATACCTAACTGATAACAATTTAGAGTTTGGTTACAATGTAATTGAAGGAGGATTTTACATATTAAAAAAACAAAAATGATAACACCACAATCAATTAGAAAAGGAATCATCATCAAATTCGATGGTGAAGTAGTAGACAAAAAAACAGTCATTGACGCTAGTGAAGGGTGGAGTCCAAATCACGAAATACTATTTAAAAAACTACTCAAACAAGGCGGAAACTTCTACATCAAAGGAGTATTAGTTGAAGTTACCCCTGAAGAAAAAACATTCAACTCCAGAGGAGACAAAGATGGAGGTATCCAACAAATAGACGCATTTGCTCGTTTTTAAAAATTTGTCTTTTTAAAAGATCTTTCGTATATTCCTAGAAAATTAGGAAATGAAAGCAATTTTAGATAAAAAGAACAAACCCAAACCTGAACCAACATTCATAGTTTTGAATGAATTGGCTCAGGTTTTCTGTGGCTTACAAGGAGGCTATCCAGCATTCAGTGATGACTTTGATTCAGCTAAACTGTTAGTAAATGACGAGCAAGTTAAAATGATCAAACAAGGGACTTCATATAAACTTGAAAAAGAATATATTTGAAGGACAAAGAGTTTTAAAAAGGATTTCGTATATTGATTGTATAAAAAGAAAGAAAATGAGAGGATTTTTTAGAGTATTAGAAGGTTTTGTATTATTTGGTTTAGCATTTATATTTTTGAAATGGTTTATCCAAGGATTGTTCGGTAGATATTTTTATATTTTTTGGATTTGGTTGATTGTTGCTATTGGAATGGTTATTCATGACCGTGCAACTAAAGAACCGTATGATCACCGAACCGGAGCTGAAGTGTGGGAAGCACAATATGGAAAAGTTAACTAAGGAATAAGAGATTTAAAGTTGAATTCGTATATTGATTGTATAAAAAAGAAAAGTTATGAAAATTGAAAAAAGAGAAATTACAGCAAAACGCGGTCGTCCCGCAAAACAAAAAGAAACAACTATGTTTGATCCATCAGCAGTAAAACTATTTAGAGGAAACGATTTATCGTTCAATGAATCGTTGTTCATTCCGTTGAAAACAAACACTGAAGTAGATACAATTCTATCAACTGAAGGTGGATTGATGCCAGGCACATCAATGATGATTGCAGGTGGACCTGGATCAGGCAAATCAACACTAGTAATGGATATGTTGTCTAAATTTACAATGCAAGGATTGAAATGTTTACTAGTACAAGGAGAAATGGATCAAATTGGACACTACAAATACTGTCGAAGAATGCCTTCATTTGGTTGTGTTCAAACGTTGTTTTTGAAAGATCACATAGATAACCTCAAAGAAACAATTGAACATGTATTTAGCTTAGGATATGATGTAATTGCAGTCGATTCAATTGCTGAAGTTTTAGATATGTTTAAAGATCAAAACGGAGGTACATCAAAACAAGCCGAATCATGGTTTTTAAAACTACAAGATGAAGTGAAAAAAGGTAAAAACAAACAAAAATACTATACCTCATTCATCAATATTCAACAAATGACTAAGTCAGATGAATTTGCTGGTTCAAACAGATTGAAACATATGATGGAAGCATTTTGCAAAGTAGAACGTAGTAGAGATGGATTAGAGCGTTCATTGCACTTCGAAAAGAATCGTGACTGTGACAAAGATTTTAAAGTATATTTTTCAATCTATCAAGACGGAGTTCATTACTCTTACGAAATGGAAAAAGAAGATTAATAAAGGAATAGGAGGAGCAATCCTCCTTTCATATATTCAAATAAATTAAAAAGATAAAATTATGAGAAACAAATTCATTCCAGTCGATAACGACTTAAACAAAGCAATAGCATTTGCTAACACGTTAGATAACAACAACATTCGAAACGTACAACGTATTAAACAAAAGGAATTCTATATTCCAACACTAGATGTAATTACAAAATTACAAGATGAAGGATGGCATATAAACGGAGTTGCTGAACAACGAGGCAAAAATAGAAAAATTACAAATAACTATGTTCAGTTACAACATCCTGATTTTGCTATTAAAAACAGTAAAGGTAAAGATGAAGCATTTACTTCAATTACATTATCAAACAGTTGTAACGGAGCAAAACCATTGCAAATGAGTTTAGGTATGTTCCGTCAAGTATGTTCAAATGGAATGGTTACATATGATCAACATGCTGAATCACAAAACATTAAACATATCGAAATCAATGCACGTAATTTAGATCGTTTTGTTAATTCAATGAATGGTAAAGCAAATAGATTACTAGCTGAAGTAAATGAAATGAAACATAAAGGATTATCACTTGAAGATATGCGTAAGTTAGCTGGTGAAGCGGCTCGTTTGAGATATAGCAATTTAGATGAAATTAATATTGATGATTTATTTGCAGTTAATCGAGTTGAAGATGAAAGTAATGATTTATGGACTGTATTTAACCGTATTCAAGAAAACCTAACACATGACGTTAAAAACATGAGTGAAGATATCAGATTGAATCAACAACTATTTTCATTAGTAGAAAATTTTGCTTAAGGAATAACCCTCAAAAGAGGGTTTTCGTATATTGAGTGTATAAAAAAAGAAAAATGGAAGAATTTGAAGATGAATTACCGGATGAAGCATATGAGTTACTCGCCAAATTGCTCCCACTACACCCAGCAATTGCAAATAGTAATTTGGATGGGAAAAACAAATGTTATTTACAATATGCTTTAGAGGAAGAATTTGATAATGACATTGAAAAACTATTAGAAGATATTCAAAAGTTTGCTGTTGAATCAGAAGAATATGAAGTAGCAGCAGCAATTAGAGACGCATTAAATAAAGAAAAATAAAGGTTATGGCTAAAAAAGAAAAACACACAATTGAAGTAAGATATTCAGATTTGAAAACACGTTTCAAATCAGGTGAATTAAGTATAGAAGAAGTAGACCAAATCACTTGTGAGTTGATTGCTGAACTAGCAGTACTGACTGAACGAGGTATAACTGAAATTAATGGTGCATCAATTGATTTGTACAAAAATAGGGTTTGGTATATTATTGAATTAGCTGGATTGTTACCCGAATATAGAGACGAAGAAGACAACATTGATGAAATAGGTTCTGATGAAGAAGACGACTACTACAAAGTAGAAGACGAATACGTAATTGAAATAGACGATAGTAAGTTTTATAGATAGTGCGACTTGTGGTGGCTAGTCGAATATTTATAACCAAACATACAATATGCAAGGAATATATTCGATTACATCCCCAACAGGAAAAGTTTACATTGGTCAATCAACAAATATAGAAAAAAGACTATACTACTATCAAACGTGTTGGAAACACATTAAACCCCAAAGAAAACTATATTCATCGTTTGAAAAATACGGAGTTGAAAACCACATATTTGATGTAGTTGAAGAATGTGATTTGGAGATACTAGATGAAAGGGAAATATTTTATATAGATTTGTTTGAGTCAACCGTAAAGGGCCTCAATATTAAATTAGGTGGGCTCGGAGGTAAACAAACCCAAGAAACCAAAAATAGAATAGGCGAATCAAACAAAGGTATACCCAGACCCAAAACACCAGAACAAATTAAAAAATTGAAAGGTCAAAGTCGAACAGATGAAACAAAATTGAAAATGTCTATAGCTGGTAAAAATAGAAATATAACATGGGGAGATAAAATAAGTGAAGTTAAAAAGAAAAACCCATACAAATACACCGAAGAAGATAAGGAAAAAATGAGAGCCAATCATGGAGTCCCAATCCTTCAATTTACCAAAGATAACCAGTTTGTAAAAGAATATCACTCAGCAAAACAAGCAGAACGAGAAACAGGGGTTAAAAACGATAACATATGTTGTTGTTTAAAAGGGAAAAGTAAAAGTGCTGGAGGTTTTATTTGGAGATACAAATAAAATTTCGTATATTGAAGGTAAGAAAAGAAAGAAAAATTATTTAAACAACAAGAACAATGAAAACAGAAGTTAGTGATGCGTACAAGAATTATTGTAAAAATGCTGATGAAGGTACTTTTAGTAGAAAATGGTTAAAATTGGAAGAATCTTTTGATGGGTTTTTTACTAACGAAGAATACTCTCTTTACACTCAAGAAGAATTCATCAACAAAATCAAAACAGATGATGAGTTTGCTAAAAAGTGGAGAAGTTAGAGGAGATGGAGAAGTAAAAAAGTTTTCGTATATTTCAAGTAAGAAAAAAAGAAATATTAATTAAAAAAAGAAAAGTTATGTTAAATTTAAGTACAGACAGTTTTTTGACATTAGACGAAGTTAAGCAACGCGCTAAGTCAATTTTTACAACAACAGCCGCTCCAACGGTTTCAGACAAATTTACCCATATTCCAACCAATCGAGTGATTGAAGATATGGAGCAATTAGGATGGGGTGTTGTTGATGCCAAAGAAGTAAAAGCTCGCAAAGAGGGAACAAAAGGATTCCAAAAACACTTAGTTGTATTCCGCAATCCAGATGTAGTAATTAATGGTTCTGATGGTGATACAGTATTTCCACAAATCCTATTAACAAATTCAAACGATGGTAAAAACGCATTTACGTTTACCGCTGGATTGTTTCGAATGGTGTGTGAGAATGGTTTGGTTATTTCAACCGAGCAGTTCAACGATGTAAAAATGCGTCACATGGGTTACACATTTGAGGAATTGCAAGCTCAAATTCGTGAAATGGTTGAGCAGTTGCCTTTGACAGTTGAGTCAATGAATAAAATGAAACAAATCCAATTGACTGAAGAACAAGCTCAAGATTTGGCTAAAAAAGCATTGACAACTCGTTTCACAGAAGATCAAGTTGAAAATATTCAAATCGATTTGGATCAATTGCTTGAACCAACACGTGATGAAGATAAAGGTACTGATTTATGGACTGTATTCAACGTGATTCAAGAAAAAATATTGAATGGTGATTTCAATTACATTTCAGGTGTTAAACAACGTAAAGCACGTAAAGTGAAAAACTTTAAACAAGATATGGAAATCAACCAAAAATTATTTGCAATGGCAGCTGAATTTGTAGCTGCCTAAGCAAAAAAATAGAAGGCAAGCGGAAGCCACAATCAGGATAGAGGCATCAATGACCCTGTGAGTGGACGAGAGAGACGAATTGCAATAAGCTCTCGCCTTCTATTCCATAGTCAGGTAATGCGTAATGTGAAAATGGTATCACACCCTATATGGTTGCATCGTTGCAGGTTCGAATCCTGCTCTGACTACGCTGCTTCATAACCAGTTTTCTTTTTTACCCCGCCTTGCAGAAATGCAGGGCGGGTTTTTTAACAAAGGAATAGGTTTAGCAAAAGAAATTTCGTATATTAAAGTATAAAACAACAAGAACAATGAAAACAGCAGTAGACTACATTAAAGAACAATTATTAGGAAACGAATATTGGGATAGAAACATAACGTTTGAGCAAATCTTTGAAAAAGCCAAAGAAATGGAGAAGGAGCAGAAGGAAGAATTAGTTATTGCTACTTACACTGACTTAAAAATGAAAGATTGTCAGTTGCCTTATGGTATGCAGTATCATTATAAACTTTTAGAAGCAGGAGAAGAAGCACAACAATACTACAACCAAACATTTAAACAACAAGAACAATGATTAAATTTTATATGGTAATAACATTAGCAATAGTACAATTTATTGTGTGTAGTTCATTAATTCTTATTTATAGAAAGAGTAAAGAACCAAAACACGAAGGAATAGTATATAGTTGTATACTTGGAGTTGGATTGTCTTTTGCTTATGCAATGGAAGTATTTGCTAACCTTTAAACAACAAGAACAATGAGCAACAACAACAATTCATCAAGTGGTTTAGGTTTAGGTGTGATCCTATTCTTGATATTTATGGTATTAAAACTAACAGGATATATCACTTGGTCATGGTGGTATGTAACACTTCCATTGTGGGGTCCTCTTTTACTAGTACTTGTAATAATGGGGATAGTAGCATTAGTAGCATATAACAAATATAAGAGATGAATCTAGACTTACCTGTAATAGAATCGTTTGGTAGAAACCGAATTACACCACGTTATAACCAAGGCCATAACATGAAAAAAATGGTTGGACGTACATTGCGATGTAATTTTTTTCCAACATTGCGTGGTAGATTACTTTACACACAAAATGAACGTTGTTATTTTGTTATGGTTGAAAACCCGGACTTTCCAAAATACAACGGATGTGCAGGTCAAGTAGAATATTTGAATGAATATACAGTAGCAACAATGCAATTTGAAAATGAATAGAGAACAGAAAAAAGAACAAGCAGTAATTGACCTGATTAATAAAATGTTTGAAATAGCAGGTCATCAAGTCACATACGATGATGTAAAAGATCGTAAGGACAATTGGTTTCAGCAATACACAATGACTGAAGCACAACATGATGAATGGATGGAATGGGGTAGAAAATACTTTATGAAAAAATTCCGTATACCATCAAAACGAGCTGAAATGGAAATGCAATGGGCAAGTTTAGCTTGGGGATTGAAATTTTCCAATATGGAAGATTATATAGCAAATAAAACAAAGGAATAGAGATTGTTAGATAGATTTCGTATATTCCAATAAATTAAAGAAAATGAGTATAGTTCGATTTATAGCAGATTTACATTTATCACACCAAAACATGGCTAAGCGACGAGGTTTCTCAACTGTAGAGGAACACGACGAGCACGTTATTGCTAAATGGAATAGTGTTGTTCATAAACGAGACGTTACCTATATTTTAGGTGATGTGACTATGGAGAAATCCGCTCCATACCCGTTACTTGATCGTTTAAACGGTATCAAACACATCGTGTTAGGAAACCATGATCGTCGTCAAGATGTTAAAAAACTATTTGACTATGCGGAAAGTGTAGGGGCAATGATCAACTATAAAGGAATATTCCTCACCCACTGCCCAATACACCCAGATGAACTTACCTATGGTATACCAAAAAACATACACGGACACATCCACGACAAAGTAGTAATGAAAGATGTATATGAATTTGGTTACAAAATAGATACAATCCCAGATGAACGTTATTTCTGTGTTTCATGTGAGCGTGTGGATTACACTCCAAAATCATTAGAGGACTTAGGTATTGACAGATAAAATCGTATATTGAGATTATGACAAAAGAATTTGCACCTTATGATAGAGCTTTAAAACTCAAAGAACTCGGATTTGATGAAAAGTGTTTTTGCAATTGGGAAGAGAGTTGGTCACCTGAACCAGAAGACGAGATTAGAATGGTTCTGACAACTGACCAGACATGGTTAAGACCCGGATGGATACGTGCACCAACATTCTCACAAGCATTTAGATGGTTTAGAGAAGAATATAATCAGCATTCATTTATTGAACTTGTATTTGAAGATGAAATAAGATTTGATTATGTTCTTTATGTAAATGAAGATGAAGATAATTGTATAGATTATGGTGATGGTCCATTTGAAACCTATGAAGATGCAGAGCTTGCTTGTCTTGACAAATTGATTGAAATTGTTGAAGGAATAGAATCTAAAAAATAGTTTTCGTATATTTCAGATATAAAATAAAGGTTATGAAAGAAAAAGCATTTGAAACAAGAGATAAAGCATTTGACCAAGACGGTTTTAAAATAACATTCGCTAATGGTTTTACTGTCAGTGTTGTGTTTGGAAAATATACTTACAGTGATGAAGGTGAAACTACAGCAGAAGTTGCTGTATGGGACAAAGATGGTTTCTGGTATGTTTTAAACGATGAAGATAATCATATGAGTTTAATCAAACTACCCTCAGGAAGCGATGTTATGGGTCGATGCACAGCAGATTTAGTAGCATCTATTATGAATTTAGCACGCAAAGAAGGAATATAATTTCAAAAAGATATTTCGTATATTGAGTGTATAAAAAAGAAAGTTATGACAGGAAAACAGTTAGATTTATTTGAAGGTGTGTTGTTAACAGCCGATCAACAAGAAAAAGTAAATACTTACATTGAAAACAGCAAGAAAAATTCAGAGTATACTCAAAAGAAACATACCAATTTTGTAGGATTGTTGCTTATGAATGGTTTTTGTAAGGATGTTCATTTTAAAGAAAGTTGCAAAACAACTATTGAAACACGTACTGTATTATTAGGTTATAGATACAACAATACAGATTTTGAAACGGAAGTTACAGCTGAATATAGCCAATCAGATATTTATCTATTAGGACAAAGTTTTGATTCATATAAAGGTGAACTTAAATCAACCAAGTTCTATTTTGATGTTGAAAAGGATAAGATTCAATGCGGTTCAATTACAGAACAATATCGATTCTACAAACCAAGAACATTGCTTGAAAAACTCAAAGAATATAACCTAAATGCAGAATATCAGTTTGAGGAACATCAAAAGAAAACAAACCTAGAAAAAAACACAATCGAAAAATATACAAAACTATATCCAAATGCCGCAATTATAGCTAAAGATGATTGGAGTAAATATGGTGGTTCATATCGAGTAGTAGAAGTTAGATTTGCCTCAGGCAGTTATATTCAGTTTAAGTTAGATACTTACAATCTCAAAGAATATCTATACAAGAAACATGACGCTGAATTTGAAAAACTTACAACAGAGGAATTGTTAGATAGATTCTCAAAACAGTAAAAAAAGGAAGCCCTCAATTAAGAGGGCTTTCGTATATTTCAAGTAAATAAAAGAGATATGAAATTTAAAAAAGGAGATATATTAGAGTTTGATGGTATTGGATACTATTTAGCCAAAAAAGGAGCAACTGCTATTTGTAAAGGCTATGAAATAGATGAAGATGGAGAGGAATTTATTGAAGTAGAATGGATCCGAAACGAATTATCAGGAGGACAAGATGATGGTGGTTATTATGAATCGCAATTTACAAAAGTAGAGGAAGTTTCTACACAAAAATAAGGTTATATATTTCAGTAAATAAAAAGGTTATGAAAGTAGGAGATAAAGTACAATTCCAAATTGGAGAAGAAACAATTCAAGATGTAATCGTTCACATTGACGATTATGTTGTTGAAGGTGAAAAATATGATTTAACATATGTTAAATTTACAATAGTAAAGGAATAAGAGATATAAAATATTTTTCGTATATTAATTATATAAAAAAGAAAAAGTTATGAAATTTGATTTTGAAAGAGGTAAACGACAATTGCTAGAGTGGATGGATGCTGAGTTTGATTGTACATATGGTTATTCACTCCAGTACATTAAAGAACTAAGTACTATAGCTGATGTTCAAGACGAAGTAGAATCGTTTCGTCGATTTGAAGAAAGTTGGGTAGGTAAAACAGTAGCTATCAATAGAGCTAGAACAATGAGAGAAGTGTTTGCAGCGCTTCAAGACACTGCTATTGAAGATGATGATAATTTTATTATTGAACTTTTTACAACTGAACAATGAGAAAGTCAGCAAAACAACAAGTAGAAGAAATTGAATTCGCTAGATTTGAGATGTACATGACGTTATTTCTCTTAGATTTAGGAATAGAGTTAGCAAACTAGTTTTCGTATATTGAGTGTATAAAAAAAGAAATTATGGCAACAAGAAGTAGAATAGCAATAGAAAATCAAGACGGATCAGTAACATCAATTTATTGTCACTGGGATGGATACATCAAGTCCAATGGTGTAATTTTAAATGAAAAATACAATACAAAAGATAAAGTAGAAGCATTGATTGCATTAGGAGACATATCATCATTGGATAAAACATTAGAAACAACAGTAGCATACGCTCGTGATCAAGGTGATGATGTGATTCAAAATCTCTATTTGAATGTAGAGGAACTATTTGATAATGGTTTTGGTATTGGAGTAGAATATGTTTACTGCTTTACCAAAGATGGTATTTGGTTAGTGAATGAACTTGGATCTGTCAATGTAGCAATTTTAAGTGAAGTAATTGAGGAAGAGGGTTTGATTAAACAGTTTGAAGAAGATGATTTTAATAAGAGGGACGCAGGTTTCTAAAATCTCTTTCGTATATTTCACTCAAATAAAAAGATATGACAAAGAAAGAAAGAAAAGTATTAGTAGAACTATTGAAACAAACCATTACAGACACTGACAAAATGTTTAATACCAACAGTGAATCAAAAGATTACATTATTGGTTATTTACAAGGTGCAATCAAAACAGCATTTAAAGAATTAGAGGACTAAAAGTATTAAAATAAATTTCGTATATTAAAGTATAAAAAAAGAAAAATTATGAAGAAAGAAGAATTATTAGCAAAATTGGAAGTAGCAAAAGAAGTCACTTCAGTAGTATCAATTGACTTGATCATATCAGCATTGAATGAGTTAGAAGTACCTAAAGCAAAATCAGGTATTACTCAGGAATTAGCAGATGAAATTGCAAACAAAATTGAACGAACCCTAGATTACAATTGTGATGATTTGGTTTGTAAAGATGAGATTACATTTGAGATTGCATATGGAAATCAAATTGAAGTAGATGAAGCACAAATCAATGTTGGTGAAACAATGGAACATATCACAGCAGTTCTAGATGGATTCATTGTTGGAGAAGATGAAGATGAAAACGAAACAGGACATACATTACCTGGTTTTGAAGAAGGAAGTGGTATAGATCAAGTCACGATTTATTAATTAGTTAAAATAAAATAAATAAAGGAAGCCCTCAATCAAGAGGGCTTTCGTATATTACAGTATAAAATTAAGAAAGATGAACTTACAAAATTTAAGCAAAGACGAATTACTAAACCTACAAGACTTAATCACTAAAGCACTTGAACAACCAAAAGAAAAGGATCTTGAATATATGATCAAAGATATCCTAAATGAATTTGACTTTGATCAGGTGGAACGTGCTATGGAAGCTTTAAATTGGAGATGGCGAGGTGAAATACCTACTATCTATGATTTAAGAGAAACAGCAGAAAGTTTACTACGAGGTGCTGCTAAAAGCAGATTAAGTGATTTTAAAGATACTCATCATGAAATAGCAATTATAAATGGTACAGGTGGATTTGAAGCAAGGGCATATTGTAATGAAGACAAAACCAAAATTACAGGACTAGACCTTGCATTTATAGTTTCTAGTTGGGATTCAAGTATAGAGGAATAAGCTTATTAAAAAAGATTTCGTATATTAATTGTATAAAAAGAAAAAAATAAAGGTTATGAAAATTACAAGAAAAACATTAATGGTAAACTTCGAAACAGAAGTAAAATTAGGAAACAACGATGCAATTGAGTTGACATTAGAACACAATGCATTTATATATGAATCAAAATCCGGTGATATTGAAGTTGATATTGATTTGGGTGTGGATGTATTAAACATAAAGTTCTTAGGAATTCCAATTGAACAAGGATACAATGAATATGTAGAATTTAAAAAATCATTGATAAAATTAGGTATTGATTTGGAAAAATTGATTGAAGAAAAAGAAAAAGAATTGATTGATAATGGACTTGAAGATAAATTGAGATTGATGATTAAAACGGAATCCCTTAAGTAAAAGGGATTTCGTATATTTCGGGTATAAAAAGAGAAAGTTATGAATAAGACACAAAAACAAAAAGAAATTATTAAACGATTCCTAACATTTGTAAATGAAGTATTTCCAAACTATGAAATAGATGATTATGGTGATGGTGGTCGAATTACATTCTTTCCAATCAATGGAACAAGTAATGACGCAATTGATTTTCAACGTTCACGTTTAACATTAGATATATTACATTGGGCTTCCGATCAAGCAAAACAAGATTGTAAAGTAATGGAAGGTATGTTAAAAGTCATTCAAATCGAAGTTGAAGCACTTTAACCCACACACCAATACTCAAATACGTATATACAATGATAAATTTAGTAGTAGGAATATTAGCAGCAACTATATGGATAGTTGGAGTAGTAAGTTTGTTAATTTTAGTAAATGAAGCAAGGCGATAAAGTACGGTGCATAACACATCCAGGTGTTTGGACATTGGTGTGGTATAAAAAAGGAGACACAACGTGTGCTATTCAAAACGAAAAATATAGGTGTATTGTTAAAACATCTGCTTTAACAAAGGACAAAGAAAATTAAGAGAGATTTCGTATATTTCAGGTATAAAAGAAGAAAGTTATGATAGAAAAAATTCATGGTTATTACACATATTCAAATGGCTGTGGCTATGGTGTTATCCTCTCAGATTGTGGGACACAAGCAAAACTAGTTATGAATGTTGAAGATTGTGATGTTACAGATTGGTTAGATATTGAATATATGTTTAATGAAGATGAAAATGAATTTGTACCTGTTATTGATCCGGATGGTTTTGATGTGCCTTTAAATTTAGTAATGAGGGCATAGAAAATTTAAAATAGAAATCGTATATTTCAGGTATAAAAGAAGAAAAAATAAAAGTTTTAAACATTTAAACTAACAAGTTTCAATTATGAGCAAATTAAATCAATTTCAAAAAGGAGTATTACGTGATGCATTGCAAATGTACGGAGATGCATTAAAAGGAGAAATCAAACAAGCAACAGAAAATGGTAAAACACCATTTATGACGGAAGGTTTTGTTGATGTACAAATCAATGAGTTGTTACAAACATTAAAAATCGTAAAAGGATGA